GTACCGGTCGCGCGCTGGCCTGATCTGAGCGTATCGGCGGTGCTGGCCGAGCTGCCGGCGCTGCGTCAACGCCTGCTGCGCTCCCCAGCCACGGCGCCGGTGGTCTCGGGCATGGTCACCGTGGGGCAACTGCTCGACTGGTACGGCGACCGCATGGCCCGTGACCGCTCGCTGTCGGCGAAACGCAAGGCCGGCGCTCGTTCTGCCATTGCCCAGCACCTGAAGCCGCGCCTGTATGACTTGGCCGTGGCCGACGTAACCGCCGATACCCTGGACAAGCAGCTGATGTGGCCGTGCCAGGCCGAGGTGTCGCTGTCCTACCTGCGGCAGATGTTCGCGCTGCTGCTGACCGCTTTCCGCCAGGCCCTGCAGCTGGGCTTGATCGACCGAAACCCGATGGCCGGGATGCGCTTCAACGACTTCACCAAGGCCAAGATCCTGCCCAAGGCCGCCCGCCTGCGTGACGTGCAGCTGCCGGAGCTGATGCAGCAGTTGGCCCAGGCCTTCGAAGCGGCACCGGGTGACGCCATGCTGGCCCTGATGATGCTGGCCCATGGCACCCGTATCGGCGAGACCCGCATGGCGCGCTGGAGCGAGGTTTCCCTGGCGGCGGCCGAGTGGTTCATTCCCGCGGCGAACACCAAGACCCGAACCGAGCACCGTCTGCCACTGACCGCCCAGGTCGAGGCGCTGCTGATCCGGTACCGGGCCATTCAGCAGGCCGGAGGCTACGAGGGCGTGTATCTGTTCCCGAACCGTCGCGGGCTGTCGTTGAGCGAGACTCAGGCCAGCGCCGTGTTCACCCGCCTGGGACAGGGTGAATGGACCAGCCACGACCTGCGCAAGGTATCCCGCAGCACCTGGACCGACCTCGGCATCGACGGCCACATCGGCGAGATGCTGCTGAATCACACGCTGGGCAAGATCGCCAGCACCTACATCCACACCCAGGCCATGCAGCAGCGCCGGGCAGCGTTGGAGAAGTGGCACGCCTGGCTTGATCGGGTTGGCTTCTCAGCCATCCACGGCCTTACCAAGGCCTTATCCGAAATTTCGCAGAACTCGCCCGAGGCCCCAGCAGCCGTGGCGCCGAGCGACCTTACCGCATTTGTAATTAGCGAGGATTCGAAATGAAGAACGACGACAAGATCCGCGCCGAGTTCGAGCGCCGCTTCCCGGTCCCGGATGGCATCAAATGGGACCCGGCAGTTGGTGATTACGTCGTGACTTGTAAGGGCTGCTGGATGGCTGCGGAGGAAGTGGTCTTCCAGGCTCGCCGGGAAGGTTGGTTGGCATGCCGTGAAGCGCTGCGCGTGACCAATCCGTTTCCTGTCCAGATGGGTGATCCGGACGCCGTGTGGGCGCACGAGGTGGCCGAGAAGTCGCTGCGCGCCCAAGGCTTCAAGGTGGTCGGCTGATGAAGAAGCACGGCCCGGCTTTCAAGAAGGCCGTGATCGAGCTGGAAGAGTGCCCTTTGTGCCGTGGGAGAGCGGTCACCAAGGGCCTGTTTCACGAACTGCCATGCGACCATTGCAACGCCTCGGGCTTTGTGGCGGCCGCAACCGGCGAGGCCCTGGCCCTGGATGAACTGGTGACCCAGCTCAGCATGAGGCTTCGGGCCGCGCTCCAGCAGATCGAGCAGTTGAAGAAGCCTCGGGCCACCGGCCCGGGTGCGCATTATCAGGAAGGCAACCGGCTCGGCGCCGGGGGCAGCAACTACACCGGGGATTGAGGGGGAAGGACATGATTTACAGCAGCGTACTCGCGGCGGTCGTCTCGGCCCTGGCTGCAGAAGCGATCGACAACACCAGCAAGCAGGCCTGGCAAAAGCTATACGAGCCCGGCAGCGAAGACGGCCACGACATGGCAACCCTGAGCAGGTCGGTAGAGCGCGGCGAAATCAGCCGTATGGATGCTGACTGCTGGGTGTTCGCCAGGCTGCACAGCCAGCTGAAGCCGCGGCACTGGGATGTGCTGGTGGCGAGGTTTAGCACGCACAAGGGGCGGAAGGTTCAGTCGATCAGTCGCCTGATCCCCATGATTGCCTCCCATGCTCCGAAGCTGTTCATCACCAGTGCAGTGACGGCTTGGGCGATCCCGAAGATGAAGGGCGCTGAGGGAAAGCGGTCGAGCGACATGATCGTGTTGCCGGCTCAGTTCTACGATGTCAATCGGTGGGACCCGGATGCTCGGCCTGAGCGAACCCGCCGCCGCTGGAGGAAGGACATCGAGGACGTACTGAAGCAGATGGCCGGGGAAGCGCTGGAGGCTGCGGCCGAAATTCTGAACTACGAAGGTCTTTCGATGGAAAATGCCGCTTGACATCAAATGGCCGCATGGCCGATTATTTCCCCATCCTATCATTCCTGCGCGTGTTGAGGAGTGACGACAAAGGAAAGCGCGCATGTAAAAGCCCGGCCATTGTGTCGGGCTTTTTTGCTTCTGAAGATGTGCTGTAATCTCTGTATGGCCATTTGGCATTACTAACAGAGGTAAAGGCATGCAACGAAACAAAGAACTGGCACTTGAGCTATTGGCCCTGATTGTTGCTGAGGACAATGGTGGCGGGGGCATGTATCGGGAAGAAATACAGGCGGTTTTCGACGGCAAGTATCCTGATCATGAGCCGGGCCGTCGGGATGCGGTGGATTACCATCTTCATTTGCTCGAGACTGCTGGCTTCTTGAAGTTCACGCAGAATGGAAAGGACGACGATAACTATGAGGTAACCTGGGCCGGGCACGATTACCTCGAGAAGAATGCGCCTCTCGACTTCATTGGTGATTTCGTCGTCGGTTGATTAGAGTTTTATTGATGAGCCCCGCCATTGAGCGGGGCTTTGTGTATCTACCGCCCCAGTTTTTCCATGGCGGCATCAGCCAGGAACGATGACCGGCTCTTCACGTTGTGATCGCGCACGTACCGGTCAATCTTCTGGATCACGAAGCCCGGCAGGGTGACGTTGACCTTCTCGGTCTTGCCCAGGTACGGCGTGATGTCGATCTCCAGCATGCCCCAACCCATGTCCGCGAAGTCGGGATTGCCTCGGTGTGCCGCGGCGCTGCTAGGCATCGGAATGGCCTCGCCATTGCCGGCTGTCTCTTCCAGCATGATGTGGGCCACCTCGACCGCTGCCGCATAGGCTTCCTCGAAAGTGTCGCCTGCGGTTACAGCGCCTGGGATGTCGGGGATCTGAATACCGATGGCAGTGTTCTCGTCGCCCCATTCGATGCAGATTGGGTATTGCATGGTCGTCTCCTACAGAGGTGCAAAGGTGAAGCCGGGTTATTTCAACCCGGCTCGTTCCTTGATGCTCTTTACCGTGCCGATCGGTAGGTCTTTCTTAGGGTGGGGCACTGGTATCGAGTTTGGGTTGTTGGGGTGTTTGAAGATGTGGTGGCTTCCGGTGACACGTTTCAGAACCCATCCAGCCGCTTCAAGCTCCTTGATCAACTGCCTGCTTTGCACCTCCGTCTCC